CCCGCGCCCGCGTAAGTCGTTGAAAATCAACGAGTTATCAATTCGCTCTCTCATCTAACATCTCACGCCTCCGCCCTTGTCAACAGCGAATTTCAGAAAAAAAATACTTTAAATTCAAAAAAAGACTTGCGCCACTCCCTTTCTAGTTTATAGTAGAGAATCATGAATTCATTCGATCTCATCTCTAGTCACAAGTCCCTCACCCTGCGCTTTTTCTACGCGCAATGGCGACTCAGCTACGCTCAAGTGCTCCTTGCAAGGAGTGCGTCTACATTGGCTCACAATCAAACTACCATTAATTCCGTACTCGACAAATTGGACGCGGAATTGGAGGAAGCTTATTCTAAGCGGGTTAAAGCTTACGGCGACCTGATCTCTGCTATTGAAAGGGAAGACCTGCACTTTGAAAAAACGATGGAATTGCTAGGCGACCACTGGGAAAAAATCTGAATCAATCAAACTTGGCCCACCCGAAAGGGTGGGTTTTTTTCTATCAAGGAATAGGAATTGCTAAGTCGTTGAAAATCAACGAGTTACGAGTTCGCGCCCCGCGTTCGCGTAAGTCGTTCAAAATCAATGAGTTACGCAATCTTGGGGCGCAAATTGCTAGTACGTTGAAAATCAACGAGTTACAAGATTGCTTTGTATTTTTTTGCTACTCCTATTTAACACACTGCTATTTGCAACTTCGCTATTTGCAACTTCGCTATTTGCAACTTCGCTATTTGCAACTCCTCTATTTGCAACTCACTCGCTTGCAACTCTCTCTTGACAAGATCTTTCATCGCATTACTATAGCCTCATGAACATTATAGAAGAAATTATTATTCGCCGCGATGGAGTTCTCCCTGATGAAGCTCGCCAATGTGTTAATGAGGCTCGCGCTCGCGTGTGGGATGGTGAGTCTCCAGAGCGCATTCTCGCGCACGAATTTCTGCTGGAACCAGATTATGTTGACGACCTGATTGGATCCCGCTGTTTCACAGCGCTGAACGAATAATTTAATTGAAAATAAAAGTTGCAGTCCTTCAAACCTGTGGTATCATTCTGGACGGTTCAACAACATTCCAACCCATTAACATCATGAATAAAAAAGAAATGCTGGAGCAGATTAGTGACAGCGCTAATCAGATTGGCGAAATTGTTAATAGCATCGAACACATGCTGCAATCATTCCCAGATGATCAGAGACGATTCTTGTGTCCAGAGTTCCTTGGAGCGCTGTCTGCCTCTGTCGGAATGGGCAAGGGATATGAAGCAGCATTTCGCAACGGTCCCACTTTTGATGACTTGATTGATCTCATCGAATCAGAAGTGGATGAAGAAGAGAATGAAGAAAATTACGATGAAGAATAATTTCTTGACTCTCGCGCAAAACCTGTCATTTTAAATCTCCACTATACTACTATGAAAAAAATCTTCTACTTCCTTCAGCAAATTCTGTTTCCAAGCGACAAGCAAATGGAGCAGTGGTTCACTGCCGCACAGTCCAATCCAGTTTATGGTTCAAAAGTTTTTGAACAAAAGTCATGGCTGGAAAAGCAAGTTGATGAGAGCTTGCGAAAAAAAGCTTTTCGGCTGGAATAAACACTTTACACCTGTAGCTCATGGGTTCGATCCCCAGCAGGTGTACTTTTTCTAATCTCATGATTTCCAAAGCTGAAGCTCAACTTGCAGCATCTTCTCTGCTGCAACGATGGAACCTAGATGATGTCCAGTTGGAGTGGAACGATTCGCTCAAGTGGGCTTTAGCTTTGGCAGATGTTGAAAACAACAAAATCATTTTTTCTCTCACCTCTTTGAAAAGCGGCAAACTATTTTTCAGCATTTTAAAGCATGAAATGGCACACTTTTTAGACTGGCGCGAACATGGCGGCTGGCCAATTAAAAATGGAAAAAATGATTTGCATGGAAAGAGTTTCAAGCTACAGTGTTTGAAGATCGGAGTTTCTCCTTCCCGATTCATAAAAATCAACTAAAATAACAAAATGGAAAAACCATCAAACGAAGTCATGGCAATCATTTGCAGCCTAGTGGCAAACGCTATGAAAGAAAATGAACAGTGGCATGAGTCAATTTTGACTCATGGATACATGCCAGAAATGGAATACTGCAACAAAGAAAAGGAAGACCTAAAAATTATGGACGAGTGGATCAACAAGGTTGAATCTGAATGAGTCATCCTCTAACACGCTAACTCTACTAGCCCACTCTTCGGAGTGGGCTTTTTTCTGCTCATCGCTAAATCGTTGACTTTCAACGCACTAGCAATTCGCGCCCCGCGCCCGCGTAAGTCGTTGAAAATCAACGAGTTATCAATTCGCACCATCGTATAACATCTATTGCTTTCATCCTTGTCAACCGCGAATTTCGAAAAAAATAATTGCATGAAACTCAAAATAAATGTTGCGCCTTCCAGAATCTCGTCTATAGTCTTTTTAGTTGCACGTTGCAACTCTTAAACCAAACCACTAGCTAATAACCATATGTCTCTCCTCCTTGCCAAAAACGTCGTTTCCGCTCTTGCCCTCGCCAACGTTCCCACTCCCGATGCTGTGGATCGTTTCCAACCCATTCCTCATGCTTTGCTGGCAGAGTCTACCAGGACTGCCATTTCCAATGCTGGCCTGGAAATCGTCGAGGAAGAACACGCTCTCTCTCGCGGCGGCTTGCGCTACTTTGGAGGTTTCGCTTTGCGCGGAACTGGCATTGACAGTGCTGATCGCAACATCGTGCTGGGTCTCCGAAACGCTCACGATAAAACTTTCGCCGCCAGCATTTGCGTTGGCAACCGCATGATCGTTTGTGATAACTTGTGCTTCGCAAGCGATATCAAGCTGGCTCGCCGCCACACTACCAACATCATGAATGACATTCCTCGCGTTCTCGCTAGTGCAGTGTCCCGCGTGGTGAGTCACTGGAATGACATGGGCAAGCGCATCAAAGCTTATCAAGAAACCGTGATCGGTGACGCCACCGCTTCGGACTTGCTAGTGAAGTTGGTAGATAGCAAAGCCTTCCCCGCTCGCGACATTTACAACGCGATTCTGGAGTTTCGCGCTCCCCGTCATCCTGAGTTCACTGGCAATTCCCTGTGGAGTCTTTACAACTCTGTCACTGAAAATCTCAAGAACGGAGATTTGACCAAGTTGCCCCAGCGCACCATGGTGATGCAAAGCGTGTTTGATCGGGTTGCGAAACATGACAGCATCATTGAAATCGATGCTGAAATGCTGGTCGCCTAACCGCTAGCGCAAGCCCCGCAATCCTAACCGATTGCGGGGTTTTTCGCGTTCACCCAAATTGGCTTGCGTAACTCGTTGATTATCAACGCACTAGCAATTCGCGCCCCGCATTCGCGTAACTCGTTGAAAATCAACGCGCTATCAATTCCCAGCCCCTTATAACATCTACCGCTTCAGCCCTTGTCAACAGCGAATTTCAGAAAAAAAAATACTTTAAATCAAAAAAAGACTTGCACCACTCCCCTTTTAGTCTATAGTAGAGAATCATGAATCAAAATCAATATATTGTAATTCATCCTTGCGGCAGTAAATATTATTACTGCGATGCAGGCCAATCTATACTCCATCGCGATGATGGTCCTGCCGTAGAGTGTGCTAGTGGCTTAAAATGTTGGTATCAAAATGGAAAGCTCCGTCGCTATGATGGTCCTGTCATTGAGTGCCCTGATGGCTCAAAAGACTGGTGGTATCAAAATGGCAAAATTAAAAAGCCTAGTTTCGATGTCCAAAAACTCATTAATGCTCGCGATAAACTCATTAACGCTCTCGATGTAGCCATAAATAATTTGGAGGCAACTCGATCAGATTTTCTGAAAGGAGATATTTAATACGAGCAAGTTTAGCCCACCCTTCGGGGTGGGCTTCTCTGCTTCAGGGGATGTGCAACTCGTTGAAAATCAACGCACTAGCAATTCGCGCCCCGCGCCCACGTAACTCGTTGAAAATCAACGAGTTATCAATTCCCAGTCCCTTATAACATCTATCGCTTCAGCCCTTGTCAACCGCGAATTTTAAATAATTTCAGAAAATTTAAATCAATTTAAATTCAAAAAAACGTTGCAATCTCTTTTTCCTGTGCTATAGTTCAGACATGAAGTTACTCTCTAAAAACAACACGAAGATTATCAAAGGCGAAAAAATGGGCATCATGACATGGGGATTGTCTTTCGTCCCTAACATAATGAATGGCAAGATCAATCTGTGCCCCTTTGCTAGCGAGGGGTGCATCTTTGGTTGCTTGGAAACCGCTGGTCGCGGCGTGTTTGAAAACGTCAGGACAGCGCGAAAGAACCGCACTATGCTATTTGTTGACCATCAAAAGACTTTCTTGATTCAATTGGAATCAGAAATTAATGCTGCGCAGAAAAGCGCAAAGCGGGCAGGAATGAAGTGCGCGATTCGCCTTAATGTCCTTTCCGATGTGGGATGGCACAAATTACTAGACTTTTCCAAGTGGCCCGACATCCAGTTTTACGACTACACCCCTAACACTAACAGAATGGTGCAGTATCTCCAAGGCAAGCTCCCTAGCAATTATCACCTCACCTTCAGCCGCAAGGAAAACAACCAGACTGCTGTGGAGTTGATCGCTTCCATGGGCGGCAACATCGCCGTCGTGTTCGATGAACTTCCTAGCACTTACCTTGGCAAAACTGTTGTTAACGGTGATGACACCGACGTTCGCTTTCTCGACGGTAAAAACGTTATCGTTGGGCTGAAAGCCAAGGGTCGCGCCAGAAAAGATTCTTCTGGATTTGTTGTTAAATCCAAACTGGTAAATGCCTAACATGATTACCACTTTAGCGCTCGCCATCATCCTAACTCTACTATCACTAACCAAAAATAGAGCCTAACTTAAAGCCCACCCTTCGGGGTGGGTTTTTTGCGCCCGTAAAAGCAGAGTCGCAAGTCGTTGATAATCAACGCGCTAGCAATTCACGCCCCGCGCCCGCGTAAGTCGTTAAAAATCAACGAGTTATCAATTCGCCTCTCCTTCTAACACTATATGCTTCAGAGCTTGTCAAGGGCAAATTTTCAGAAAAAAAATCATTTTAAAGTCAAAATAAATGTTGCACTCTGCTGAGAGTATGGTACTATAGTGAACTATGACAAACCAACTTGACGACCTCATCGCCTCCACTAAAGGCAAATTCTTCAGCATCACCTTTACTAAAAAGGACGGCACCTCCCGCACCATTAATGGCAAGAACTGTTATAATCGGTTAGTGAAGGGCGTTGACTCTCCCGCAACCGTCGCTTTGAAAGAAGGTGGTTACACTAGCTTTGTGGACCGCAACCGCGATGGTTGGGTTTCTGCGCACAAGGAAAATGTGCTGACTTTCAAGTGCGGCAAGATTCGGGAAACTTTTGTGATGATCTGAGACAGTCTCTTTACCCACAACCAACAACAAAATGACTACCTATCAATTCCTGATTAAAAAAGCTCACTTGAACGACTGTAGGGAGAGCGTCGACTCTTTCGTTGCAGAAAAGCAGTGGAATGCTGCCGTTGAAGAACGCAACCATCGCATTGCAACAGGCAAAGCAATTTTCTGCTATCTAGGAGGAAGCAAGAGTCTTGAAGGCCCTGCTGGAATTAACTTTATTCAAAAACTAGAGAGAGACTTAGCTAGAGAAGCTGCTGAAGCAATTCATAAACTTTACCAATAACTACTATGCTGACCCACCCTTCGGGGTGGGTTTTTTGCGCCCGTAAATGCAGAGTCACAAGTCGTTGATAATCAACGCGCTAGCAATTCACGCCCCGCGCCCGCGTAAGTCGTTGATTTTCAACAGTTTAGCAATTCGCCGCCTCTAATAACAAAAAATCTTCCATCGCTTGTCAACCGCGTTTTTCCAAAAATTTCAATGCATTTTAATTGAAAAAAAGTGTTGCACATCTCCCGTTCTACTGTACAATATTCTCATGGACACTCGCTGTTACTTTAACCTACAAAAGAAAAAGATTTCCGTTCAGAAAAAAATCAACGGAGTCTGGCGCGTGGTGCGCCATGCTGACTCTGTCGCTTTAGACAACGTTACCTTTCGAGTGTCCAAGGCTGGAAGAGAGAGAGTCTTGCAACAAAAGCGGAAAAACGTTCATGCTTACATTTGCGGCACTGAATCAGGAAGCTTCAACTACTATAAAAAACTCACAGCAGTCAACTACAATCCATACCTCTTTGACTACTTTTATGAAAATGAATCTGGAAATCCAGTCACGCAAGCTTCCGCCGTTTTAATCTGCGGAAAAAAAATCATCATTATCAATTAGTTATGACTCCAAAATTTCCCAATCCGTTTCCATTTTTAATTCTTTACATTTTATTGATCGGTGCTATATTGGCGCTTCTGATGAAAAGATTCCCATGCGGACTTTAAAATTAATTTAATATAACCAACATTAATATGGCAAACACTACCGTCATCGATGCTCTCAATGTCACCGTTGATCCTGAACTTGATAGAATCATCATGTATGCGGCAGATGTGGAAAAGTACTGGCACAGCTACGAAAAAGCAGTAGCGTATGCTGCTTCACAATGCACACGCGAACAAGCAATGCGCCTTTCCATCGCATATAAAACGCTCACCCAAACAATGGAAGACATCGTTTCACACACCGAACCAAAAATATGAGCCTAGACAAAGCAATCAAATACGGTAAAGAAAAGCGTGTGCAGTATCGCCGCAGCTTAGTTTTTGACCGCAGTTGCCGCAACCATGGCAACTGCGCATACTGTAAGAGCAACCGCACTATTCAATCTCGGCGAGAAAAGGATAGGCTACATGGTCAGGAAGATGAGTACTTTTGTTGGTTCAATCTTCCTGACGGTAACGACTTTTTCTGTCCAGCGTGTGATAAGCTTGATTATTTTTGTAGAAATTGCTCTAATGAAATGGTATGGGAAAGCGGCAAACTTATCACTATTGAAGCATGGAACAAATTAGTTGATCAGCAAGATGAGCGAAATAGTGACTGGAGCACTTACAATCTCAAACACGGGGGGGTGATCTCAGCGGAGAACCCAGACAGTTAAAAGCCTAACTTAAAGCCCACCCTTCGGGGCGGGTTTTTTGCGCCCGTAAATGCAGAGTCACAAGTCGTTGATAATCAACGCACTAGCAATTCGCGCCCCGCGCCCGCGTAACCCCTTGAAAATCAACGAGTTATCAATTCGCCTCTCCTTCTAACACTATATGCTTCAGAGCTTAAATATATTTGAAAATAATTATAGACAAACCCACAGACAACTGCTACCTTACTCACATGCAACTACTAATTGATCCCACGAAGATCACAAACTTCACTCGCACCACTGCTGAACTCCAATCATTCTTTTTGTTTGGGTTGTTCTGCGCTGGGAAGAATAGCGACTATGCAGCTAAGTGCCTCGCCAAACTACTTCACACCATCGAAGGAGAAACACCTTTTGAAGTGCTGAAGAACTTGGGTGAGATCGGAATCTACAATGCCCTATGTGCCTCTCGGATCGGACAGTATAATCGTCTAACCAAAGCAGTAATGGGTGCGGTCGATCTCGATCTTGCAACCTGTTCCCTAGAGGATCTGATGAATGTGCATGGAGTTGGTCAGAAGACCGCACGATTCTTTTTGCTTCATACCCGCCCAAATTGCCAATGTGCCGTACTCGATACCCACATTCTCAAATGGTTGCGCGAGAACCAAGTGGTGGACGTTCCCCAGAGTACTCCAACGAATGTTAAGCAGTATCTCGCATTAGAAAAACAATTTCTTTTCTTAGCTCGCGGAAACTTCCCATTCATGAGCATTGCCGATATTGATCTCACCTTGTGGATGAAGTACTCTGGTCGCCTAGAAGACGATAAGTCTGTACCAAAACTTTTTGCAGAATAATTGTTGACAATTTAATTCAAGTCCACCCTTCGGGGTGGGCTTTTTTTGCGTCAACGAACGGGAATTGATAAGTCGTTGAAAATCAACGAGTTATGAGTTCGCGCCCCGCGTTCGCGTAAGTCGTTGAAAATCAACAGGTTGCGAGCGCTTAAAAAGAATTTAAATTCAAAAAACTCTTGCGCTTACCTCTTTACGGAACAGTAGAGAATACGATTCTCTAAGTCGTTGATTTTCAGCGACTTAGGGAGTCGCGGGGCGCGAATTGCTAGTGCGTTGATTATCAACGAGTTACAACTACGCCCTTTCTCTTGACGGCACAAAAAAAAACCACTCATTTCTGAGCGGCTTCTTTATTTAGGGGAGTCTTATTTGTAACTTTTTCGTTTGCAACTCCTTATTAAGGGGAGTCTTATTTGCAACTCCCTTATTTGCAACTCCCTTATTTGCAACTCTCTTATTTGCAACTTTTTAGTTTGCAAGTCTGACTCTAGATTTTTTAAATGTTATGTCATTAAATGACCAAGAGAAATGAATGTAGCACAATTCACCACTAATACATGTTATAAATCCATGCTCTTCCTCTCCATCGTCCCATGTTACAATTACATAGTCTCCTATATTCATAGCTTTGTTAATTTATGTGGTGAGACTGCTGCTCCTTTAGTTTACACTTCTAGATATTATAGGTTCCAACTCAAGATTATAGTTCATTCTGAGTCCAGTATCCCAAGATTCAAGATATTCGTTCCAAATGTCTTGAGTAGAATCTTGTGGAAATTTTTCCATTTCTCGCAAAGCTTCTGTGATAGCATTGAAGAGTTTAATTGTATCGACTTGCATGTTCATATAGTGTTAAGCTGGGATGAGTTGCAGTTTACCAATAGTTTCTTTACGTTTGCCATTAATAAAGCGAAGACCAATTTCTTTGTGCCAGCTTGGCAAGCGATGATAAGAGCGAAGCTTTTGTCCAGTCTCAGAGTGGATGAGATGATACTTGGGCTTGACTCGCGCAACACTCTCAGTGAAGAATCTCTCTGGCTTAGCGCCAATCTCTAAGCATATTTTCTTCCACCAGTAGCCATGGTCAGTTTCTCCATACAGGATGTAAGCGTGAGCATGAGCAATCTCATGCAAGATGGTATCGCGAACTTCTTCTTCACTGTTGCATTCTATCAGGGGAATAGACAAGTGAATTTGTTGTAAGCGATAAAAGCAACTTCCGAACACTCTTTTTTTACGAGTGAAGTGAAAAGTCCAACCGTGCAAACGATGTTTGGACATGAGAGATTTGGCAAGGTTTTTAGCAAGGATGACGTTCATGAGATTACTATACTCGAAGAGTTGAGGTTGTCAAATAAAAATGAATAAAAAGTGGTGGATCTACTTGGAATCGAACCAAGATTAAAAATATATTTGTTCTGATGTCGTTTCCATTAGTGTAATATATGTTATATGAAATGTTTATCTTGTGAATGCGAAACAGAGAATCCTAAATTTTGTTCTCGTAGCTGTGCCGCTAAGTATACCAATAAAATTCCCAAAAGAAAACTGTCAAAGACTTGTACCCATAAAGATTGCGATTGCATTATTAGGAATCATCGATCTAGTTTGTGCGAGAAGCATTATCAAGATAACTTTAAAAACAAAAAAGAATTTATTTTAAATACTACTCTCGGCGAGTATCGAGAAAGAAATAAACATTTGCATCCATCATCAGCGAATGTTCAGATAAGAGGCTTTGCTCGCTTTTGGTTTAAAGACTTGACTAAAATGCCATGTGCTTTTTGCAGTTACGACAAACATGTTGAGTTGTGCCATATAAAAGCTGTGTCATCATTTGATGATTCATCTTTGATTAGAGATGTTAATCATAAAGATAATATCATACAGCTATGCCCGAACTGTCACTGGGAGTTTGATAATGGACTAAGAAAAATTGGTGAAGCTGGGTAGAATCGAACTACCATTGTTCCATTACGGTACTACTCGTTAGAAGCGAGTTCCGATACAGCTTCAAAGTTTTGCTTTCGTTTAAATACTGATGGTCGCTGAAGAGCAACAATGGTCAAGATGAGAAGATTCACAAGCAAAAGATAAGGGGGATTCATTTTATGATTGGTTTGGGGCAAGGAGCCACTACACTCCCTGCCCCATGTTACCTACTACTATTCCAACTGACCAGCAAGAGCATTCAAACCCTTGGTGGTAATTTTTCGAGTGCCATCAATTCTAATAAAGTTTTTCTTCAGCAAGAAACTTTCAATGTCACGTTGCAGAGTGGTGCGGCTCAAGCCAGTGACTGAACTCAACATGCCCAAAGTGCAGTCGCCTCTTTCTTTCAAGATGGTGAGAACTTCAATTTCAGAATTGCGCAAGCCATTCTTTTCAATGTTCACTAAGCTGCAAAGCTCAGTCCAGTCATCAAGTCCGAATACGCTCTGATTGTTTTTGTTGCAGTATCGCAAGATTTCATCTGAGCGAAGAACTGCACTGCGAGCATTGCCGCGAACACTCTCTGCGACCACTTCAAGCACATCATCTTTAAACTCTACCCAATCTGCTGTTTTGCTAATGATTTGAGCCATTTCGTTGCTGGTGTACGGCTTGAAATCAATGATGGTGAATCGGTCCTTAAGAGGAGCGAACACTTTCTCTTGATCAGTAGTAGCAAACAAATAAGTTTGTTTGTTAAAATCAAACTCTGCAATGTTGTCATTAAAAGCAAACTGCCGCACAGTTGGTCCTTGAGTATTAAACACAGTGAGAAAACTCATCATCAAACTCTTTGGCAAAGCATGACACTCATCAAACAAAACTGTGATTTTATTGTTCATGATCATGGGCACAAAAATCTGATCGAAGAACTGACTAGAGTCTTTAATCGTGGAGCAGTTAATCTCCATGATTGGTTTCTTCAGTGCCTTGGCAAAATTGCGACAAAATTCAGTCTTACCACTGCCCTTTGCAGCATTCATCATGATGAAAGGAATGCGCGTCTCAGAGCTTTGACTGTTGAGATAAAAATCCAACTGTCGTTTGATGTGATCTTGACCAACGAGATTAGAGAAGTTTTCCATTTTAGTGTAGTAGTAGAGTGGAGTGAAGTGGAGTGGTAGAGTAGGTGAGAATCAAAACGTGTCAAGCATCTTCTGCTGACCACTCATTAGCAGAGTCTTGCTCATCGAAGCTGGTCATGCTAAAAGCGATTTTGTTTTCTGGCTCACTTGGTTCTACGATTGTTTTAATGAGAGTCGCTTTTTGCTCAATAGAGATGTTGTTTTCACGCAACCATAGAGTGGACACTTTGATGACTGCATTTTCGCCAACCATAGAAATCAAGTCTTGCAGTTTAACTTTTGCAAAGCTGTTGCTACCAGGAGGACGACCGCGACGTTTAGGAGATGTTGAGTTCATTATTTTAGTATGGGTTAATCAAGAGACTGTCTCGTTGATGGGGGCACAGTACACTAGAGTGGAATGAGGTCAAGGGGTTTTTTCAAGTTTAAATTTTTCTTGGAGAATCAAAAAATTCTCTGCAATCAACATTTTTAAAATTGATATTTAAATTCTTCAATGTCCTCGCCGAAAATTAGTTCCACAATCTTTTTTGAGCTACTAGAATAGTAGCTTTGATAAGCATCATGCACTGTACTATTAACGTGCGGAATTTGTGCGGGTAAATGAGTCAAGCTATATTTAGCTCTCATCTGTTCGTAATCGCTAGAAAGAGTTTCAAATTTTAAAATCTCGTCCAATTGAATTGGTCCTCGCGTCCATCGAGTTTGTGGAAACGCAGCAATGAACTGTTTATTTGCCGCGAACTCGTTCGTAATTTCCAAGAACTCTTCGAAGCTCACATTTTCATCTATGCCGTATAGTTTTGCCAAGTTCATTTTTTTGGCGAAATGATACATGGACACTGCTCGACTCCAAGGATTTCTCACAATGCAAAACGAGAAACTCTTTCTTGCATCTTCGCGCAACACTTTGTAAACTTCCTCTTGCGTGGCATGAGTAGGATCAAACAATCCTTTGTAAACTTTCTTATCTGCTTGAGAAATGAATTTTTGTTCATGCTTTTTAATCAGATTATAATTGCCAAGCAACTGCATCATTGAAGAGCTTGCGTTCTTGGGAATTCTAAGAAACAAAACGTGCAGTATCCATCTTTGGTTGGGTTGCGAGATGAAATTAGAAATATAATCTTGATTGTGTTTATTTGGCAAAATCACGTTCGTAATTTACGATTTTATTAATGCGAGATTGCCACCAAGGGCAGAGGGCGAGCTACGTTGCGCCTCACTCATCCGTTCCACCCTTAGCGGCAAAAGTTGCAAAGTTTGTTTATTTGGAGAAATCACGTTCGTAATTTGGTGCATCAAAAATGGTGGGGATGGAGGGACTCGAACCCTCAAGCCTTTACGGGCGACAGATTTTAAGTCTGTTGTGGTTGCCATTTCACCACATCCCCATTAAAAGTAATATTCTATATGCTTATAATATAGGAGTCTCGAATAATGTCAATGAGTTTTTTCTTATTTGGCAAAATGTTTTTCGTAATTTAGTAGACGCACTGGGACTCGAACCCAGGACCATAAAATTATGAGTTTTGTGCTCTAACCAACTGAGCTATACGTCTATTCGTTGCAGAGGTTGGATTCGAACCAACGACCATCAGGTTATGAGCCTGCTGAGCTACCACTGCTCCACTCTGCAAAAATTATTTGGTGAATAAGCTGGGACTTGAACCCAGGACCGACTGGTTAAAAGCCAATTGCTCTACCAACTGAGCTACTTATTCGTTAAAAAAGTTCTCTTTCTCTATCTTGTAAATATTGTGTAGCACTAAGAGTTTCTCTTTTTTTAAAAAGTTTTTTTATTTTTTTAAAAAGTTTTACCATGCATTATTTTACACTATACTCGCCGCTTGTCGAGCTTGTCTTTGTGTCGTTATTGACGCTGTATTGACTGTTGTATATTTCGGGGTTTGTCATTTGTAATTCGAACACTAAGTTTTCCATCATTTTAAATGTGGAGTGTCGAACTTCATCAGTTCCAGAAAGAAGATGCTCATCAATCAAATCAAAAACTTTGGTAGAGAAGTTTTTCGTTCCTATTTGACTGTAAATGATGTGTTTTTGCGCTGGCATACTATATGCTACCGAGAATCAAAGCAGAGTCAACTAGTTTTTTGATAAAAGTTGTGTTTTGCCTAGAGAAAAAAAACACTTTTGCCATTAAAGTTGTATTTTAGGGGGGTAAAAAGCATACAAAACGTACTTTAAGGCTCCAAACTGGTACTTTAAACGCAAAAAAGGGGGGCTGGAGAGCTTGGATCTGGCGCGAAATGGGTCAAATGTTGTTTTAGTATTAGTTTTTCTTGTTTTAGGGGGGTAAAAAGAGCACCAAACTTCAAAAAGTTGTATTTTAGGGGGGTAAAAAGGACACTTTAATTGTCTTTTGATTTTTTTTCCAGTTCTTTTGCATACTTTTCCCACACGCCAAGCTCCTCTTCTGGCTCTTCTAACGCTGGCTTTTTGGTTAGCGCATCTACCGTTCCATTGATGAAACCCACGATGCTCATGAAAAATGTTATCGTGGCGATGGCTAAACCCACGATGGGAGAGATGATGATGGCTATTGCTAGCGTTAAGAATTTAAAAAAGATGTTCATAAAATTAAAAGTGTGACAAAATGTCGCACAAATTGCTTTAAATGTGACAAAATGTCACTTAAATCGTGCAAAATGCGGCATCCTAACATAAAAAGGTTAAAAAGAATTTTAATTGGTGGACTTCTCCACTCTCTCCCACCAACCTCTCTCTTCTTCTCTCAACAAATCTTTTTTTCTTCTCTTTCTCTAGTATCATTTCTATATAAGAGAGTTGTTTTAATTGTAAAGAAAGAGAGTTTCTTTTTGTTCTTATAGGAGAAGATGTTCTAGAAGGGAAAGGGAGATGTTTAGGGGGGTTATTTTAAGGGAGAAAAGGGGTTGAGAAAGATAGCGGGAAACGCCATAAAATCTTTCATAAAATTGATGATTGAAGCAATAGTTTTAGAGGCGAATTTTTAGTATAAAAAAGAGTAGTTTTCAGGGCAAAGATTAATCTCTTATAATAATTGCGTAAAGATCCTTGTTTAAACTCACAGAATCTTTCCAGAGTATTTACACAAAGCTATTAATATAATTAAAAACAACTCTCTTGCCCCGAAAACTATTTGTAATTACTCATTTGGAGTTTTTTCGTCATTAGTAATTTCATAATCGTTAAAAATGTACTCAAATAAGAATTCTTCATCTTTTTTTGAGAATTCCCCATTATCATCGCTAGATTGTAATGTCAATTCTTTTTGCAATAATTCTTTGTACATTTCATCTTCATATTTTTGCATTTTATTAATAAGCGTTTTATACTCATCAATTTTAATCATTTGTTCGTCAGTGTATTTGTAGTCTCCAATTTGTTTCATAATTTAATTTAAAGGTAATTCGTGCTCATTTCCAATAACTTCATTAACTACTTGTAATAATTCTTGTGGTTTGCCATCTACAAATCTATAAGTTATAATAGGCAATAAATTTTTTAAAGCTTTAATTCTATAAGCTCCAGTTAAAACATCATAAATAATAGTTCCAATATTAAAATCAGGATCATTTTCATAAATAGTTTTAACAATGTCTCCCTCGTAAATTTCAACGCCTTTTGAATCTGTCAATCCTGTCCATTGTTGGACGGGATGCAAATATTGATGTAAGTAACGATCAGAGTAATCAAAATTATTTAACCAAAAGTAACAAAACTTCTGATGATCAGGAATATATACCCTAAATTTTAATTGTCTCATATAGTTTATTTTCTTATAGTTTATTCTACCGAAGTTTAACTATTCGGCGTTTTTCATAACGGGAGAATTGGCGCTCTCCTATAATCTTCAGATAAGATTCATTCGAATGTTGTAAAATGCGTTGCTAATGATTGTTGATTTTAGCTTGAAGTTCAAACATAGTTTAGAGTACTGAGATTTGAGCGGAAATCAAGATGTTTCTGTAAAATATTTTTTGATCATTTTTTATTCGAAGTAATTTTTTACAGAATCCCATACAGAACCCCTTACAGAATTCCTTACAGAATTACGAATATCAGAGTTATTCATTGCTTTATTTTATTAGAGTTCATTTGCGAAGTAATCCCTTACAGAATTCCTTACAGAATGCCATACAGAACTCCCTACAGAATCCCATACAGAATCCAATACAGAATCCCCTACAGAAACCCTTACAGAAACCCATACAGAACTCGCTACAGAAATCCATACAGAATCCCATGCAGAACTCCCTACAGAACTCCCTACAGAACTCCTTACAAAACTCCTTACAGATCCCTCTACAGAATCATTAATTTTATTCATAATTATTTTTGTTTGAAATAATCTCTTACAGAATCTGCTATAGAAGTTCTTATAGAAGCCAATACAGAATCCTCTACAGAATCCCTTACAAAACTCCTTACAGAACTCCCTACAGAATTCCCTATAGAATTCCCTACAGAATTCCATACAGAACTCAATATAGACTTCCTTATAGCATCGTTAATTTTATTCATAATTATTTTTGTTTGAAATAATCTCTTGCAGAATCTCTTACAGAATCCCCTACAGAATTCCTTACAGAATCCCATACAGAACTCAATACAGAATTCCATACAGAATTCCATACAGAATCCTCTACAGAATCCTCTACAGAACTCGCTACAGAATCCCATACAGAATCTGCTACAGAATCCCCTACAGAATTCCATACAGACCACCTTACAGAATCCCTTACAGAATCGTTAATTTTATTCATAATTATTTTTGTTTGAAATAATCTCTTGCAGAATCCCCTACAGAACTCCCTACAGAATCCCATACAGAATCTGCTACAGAATCCCCTACAGAATTCCATACAGACCACCTTACAGAATCCCTTACAGAACTCCATACAAAACTCCATACAGAATTCCTTACAGAATTCCTTACAGAATTACTTACAGCATCGTTAATTTTATTCATAATCATTTTGTTTAAAATAATCCCTTACAGAAGCCTGTACAAAATCCCATACAGAATCCCCTACAGAGCGCAATATAGAATCCCCTACAGAATGCCATACAGAATCCCCTACAGAATCCCCTACAGAACGCCCTACAGAAACTGCTATAGAATTATATACAGAATTCCATACAAAATTACTTACAGAATTACTTACAGAATCATTTACAGGATTCATTACAGACCACCATACAGAATCTCTTACAGAACGCCCCACAGAACTCGCTACAGAAGCCCATGCAGAATCATCTACAGAAACCCTTATAGTATTGCTAATTTTATTCAAGTTCATTTTATTTGAAAGCAATCTTTTACAGAACTCTCTACAGAATCCCTTACATCAACTCTTACAGAACTCTTTATAAAACGTCCTACATCAACTCTTACAGAACTCTTTATAGAACGTCCTACATCAACTCTTACAGAACTCTTTATAGAACGTCCTACAGAACCCCATACAGAACCCCTTACAGAATTCCATACAGAATTCCATACAGAATTACTTACAGCATCGTTAATTTTATTCAAGTTCATTTTATTTGAAAGTAATCTTTTACAGAATCCTCTACAGAGCGCAATATAGAATCCCCTACAGAATGCCATACAGAATGCCATGCAGAATGCCATACAGAATCCCCTACAGAACTCACTACAGAACTCCATACAGAATGATTTACAGAATTCCATGCAGAACTCCCTACAGAATCACATACAGAATTCACTACAGAAGCCCTTACAGTATTGCTAATTTTATTCAAGTTCATTTTATTTGAAAGTAATCTTTTACAGAATCCTCTACAGAACGCTCTACAGAACTCACTACAGAACTCACTACAGAATCAGTTCTTTTTTTTATTAGTAATCCAATCGGGCAATTGTAGAGCATTCATTTCATTTATATATTCTTGAAGCGATAAAATTTCTTTATTTGTTTCGTCTATCAAAAACTTTTTGAGTTCAGCAAAAGCTTTTTTTGGTCCAATTTTTCGATGGAAGTGATAGAATCCCATGTGACATGGTCTAGGTACATGATCAATGCGCTCAATATCAGATCTTTTATAGCTTACGCACCACTCTTTTCTTATTCTATTATATCTAATATTTAGTGTGTCAGTTTTCATTATTATTAATTATTAATTGGCGAAAGTAACGAAGAAGCCAAACGTCTACTTTTTGTTCTGAAATGTCTCCTACAGAACTCCCTACAGAACTCCCTACAGAATTCACTACAGCTTTACGAATGTTAAAATAGGTCATTGTTTTATTTTATTGAAGTAATCTTTAACAGAATCTTTGATAGAATCACTTACAAAACGCCCTACAGAATCCCATACAGAACTCCCTACAGAATCCCCTACAGAATTCCATACAGACCACCTTACAGAAACCCTTACAGAACTCGCTACAGAATCCCATACAGAATTCCTTACAGCAACGTTAATTTTATTCATAATTATTTTTGTTTGAAATAATTCTCTACAGAACTCCATACAGAATCGCTTACAGAACTCCCTACAGAATCTGCTACAGGATTCATTACAGACCACCATACAGAATCTCTTACAGAACGCCCCACAGAACTCGCTACAGAATCCCCTACAGAATCCCCTACAGACCACCTTACAGAACTCCATACAGAATCCCTTACAGAATCCCTTACAGAATTTTCAATTTTATTCATAATTATTTTTGTTGGAAATAATTCTCTACAGAAATCAATACAGAATCCCTTACAGAACTCCCTACAGAATCCCCTACAGAATCCCCTACAGACCACCTTACAGAAAACCCTACAGAACTCCATACAGAACTCCATACAGAATTCCTTACAGCAACGTTAATTTTATTCATAATTATTTTTGTTGGAAATAATTCTCTACAGAACTCCACACAGAATCCCACACAGGATCCTCTACAGAATTCCATACAGAATCCCTTACAGAATCCCTTACAGAATCCCATACAGCATAACTTACAAAACTCCTTGTAGAATCCCATACAGAATCCCCTACAGAATCCCATATGGAACCCGCTACAGAATCCCATACAGAATTCCTTACAGAATTACGAATGTTAAAGTTGTTCATTCCTTTATTTTAGTGGAGTTCGTTTTGAAAAGTAATCCCCTACCGAATTCCATACAGAACTCCCCACAGAAACCCCCACAGAAACCCCCACAGAAACCCCCACAGAATCCCATACAGAATCCCTTACAGAATCCCTTGCAGAATCCCTTACATAATTGCTTACAGAAACCCTTACAGAAGCCCTTACAGAAGCCCTTACAGAATACCTTGTAGAATTTTCAATTTTATTCATAATTATTTTTGTTGGAAGTAATCTTTTGATTTCTCATAATCAGGAATATATACTTTAAATTTTAATTATCTCATATAAGTTATTTATTTTTTTGCGGTTTAATGAAAAAATGATGACCTGCGCCCAAACAAGCTTTGCAAGAAATTTCTGCAAAATAATCTTCCATTCCAGAACCATCACAAATTGAGCAAGAGTTGTTTATTTCCATCAGTTCTTTCTCATAGTTATCTAGTTTTGATTGTTTCACAGCATCCGCTAAAGATAAAAAAACTTGGCCTGCATCTACTAAAACTTCATCATACTCATCAGGTTCCCAACGTCCACCAGAATGCATCTTCACAGTAGATCGAATCCAAACTGGTTTATGCATAGTGCGATCTATAATGCCTCTGATGGGAATTTCCATAATTACTGAATAATAAGCAAATTCCCCGTCAGAATAAATTCCTTCACTCCTCTTAAGCGTCCAATTAGAAACTTCTTGGGCGAGATTCAAGTCTTGATCTGTTGCAGAAAGAAATTCTTCTAATTCGCAAGATAATTGAGGCATTTTAATAGTTTGAATTTTGAGCATGATTGAGCATACTTCAATCGATATGGAAGTCAAGAGGTTTTCGGGGAATTTTGCTGAATAGTTAATCGTTGATTTTATTCGAAGTAATCATCTACAAAATCGCGTATAGAACGCCGTACAGAATCTTTCATAGGATGCACTATAGTATCCCATATATCGCTCCATACAGATATTTCTACAGAATTGCTTATAAAAGAACCTATAAAGCTTCTAATATTAAATATCTCAGTATAATTAATTTCATCATTCATAATTATTTTTGTTTGAAATAATCGAAATAATCTCTTGCAGAATCTCCGACAGAACTCCTTACAGAACCCTTTACAGAATGCCATACAGAACTCGCTACAGAAACCCATACAGAAACCCATACAGAACTCCCTACAGAATCCCTTACAGAACTCCTTACAGATCCCTCTACAGAATCATTAATTTTATTCATAATTATTTATTTTTGTTCGAAGTAATCGATTACAAAACCTACGACAAAATCCTCTACAGAATCATCTACAGAACTCCCTACTGCGTAACTCATTGATTTTGAACGACTTACGCGAACAGAACTCACTACAGAACTCCCTACAGAATTATATACAGAATTCCATACAGAATTACCTACAGAACTCACTACAGAACTCCATACAGAATGATTTACAGAATTCCATACAGAACTCCATACAGAATCCCTTACAGAACTCCTTACAGATCCCTCTACAGAATCATTAATTTTATTCATAATTATTTTGTTTGAAATAATCTCTTACAGAATCTTCTATAGAATCTCCTATAGAATCTCTTGTAGAATCTCTTACAGAATCCCCTACAGAAATCCTTATAGAATAACGTAGATCATCCTCGACAGAATGTGATATAATATTATATATAGGATTCGCGACAAACTCTATTATAGAAGTTCTAGGAGAATTCCACATTAAATTCCACATATTGTCATTAATTTTATTGATATTAATTTTGTTCAAAATAATCTCTTGCAGAATCTGCTATAGAAGTTCTTATAGAAGCCAATACAAAATCCCCTACAGAACTCCTTACAGAACTCATTAAAGAATGCCATACAGAATCCCCTACAGAATTCCATACAGAATTACTTACAGAATTCCATACAGAATTACCTACAGAATCCCCTACAGAATTCCATACAGATTTATTAATTTTATTCATAATTATTTATTTTTGTTCGAAGTAATCTCTTGCAGAATCATCTACAGAATCCCCTACAGAACTCCATGCAGAACTCGCTACAGAACTCGCTACAGAACTCGCTACAGAATCCCATACAGAAACCTCTACAGACCTCCTTACATAACTCCTTACAGAATCCCTTGCAGATCCCTCTACAGAATCATTAATTTTATTCATAATTATTTTTGTTCGAAGTATTCCCCTACAGAACTTCCTACAAAATCCCTTATAGACTCCCATCCAGAATCTAATAGAGAATTCATTACAAGCTCCCATATAGAATCGTCTACAGCATTAATTATAGAATGCCATGCGTCATTCTCTATAGAAGTGCATATAGAACTACCTATGCTTGCAGCTTCACGAATAGTGGAGTCGTTCATAATCATTTTTGTTCGAAGTGATCCCTTACAGAACTCCTTACAGAATCAAACTCTACAGAACGCGATACAGAAACCTCTACAGAACGCGATATAGAAGCCTCTACAGAAATCCTTATAGAACGCGATACAGAAACCTCTACAAAAACCCATATAGGATCCTCTACAGAATCCTTTACAGAATCCTTTACAGAATTCCATACAGCTTTACGAATGATAGTACTGTTCATTGCTTTATTTTAGCGGAGTTTGTTTTGAAAGTAATCTTTTGTAGAATCCTCTACAGAATCCAATACAGAATTCCATACAGAATCTTCTACAAGATCCCTTACATAACTCCTTACAGAAACCGCTACAGAAACTGCTATAGAATTCGATACAGAATTCCATACAGAATTCGATACAGAATTACTTACAGAGTCCTCTACAGAATCCTCTACAGAATCCCATACAGCTTTATAGACGCTAATGTCATTCATTGCTTTATTTCAGCGGAGGTCGTTTTGAAAGTAATCTTTTGTAGAAGCTTGTACAGAACTTCCTACAGAACTCTCTACAGAATTATATACAGAACTCCATATAGAATCCCATGCAGAATCCCATACTAAACATCCTACAGAATCCCATACAGAATCCCATACAGCTTTACGAATATTAAAATTGTTCATTGCTTTATTATTAATTTTTATTTGAAGTGATCTCTTACAGAATCTGCTACAGGTCTTTTTATAATGATACTCATATTATAAAAAGAGTCATTATTCCATACAGCATAATCTGTCAACATCCATATTTTAAATCCTACATTCCTCCGAACTTCAAGATTAGAAGAATTTAAAGATTTTCCACATCGTTGTTATTCATTTTATTATAATAAAAAGGCTCTCTGAAGTTGTATTTCAGAGAGCCTTTAAATTCCCTACAGAATTCCCTAGAAATTAATTAATCAGCTACATTTCGCTTAGCTTGAGCGATGTAATCGTATTCTTGTTGAATGCCAATTACATAAGTGCCAGGCACAATGTCAATGGTAGTGTGACGCTCAGCCATTACACAACTAATATTAGTAGGAACAGAGCTATTCATGTAGCGCTTGCCAGTAGTCTTGGAGTTATAAAAAACAACTCCAGGCTTATTAGCAATAACGTGATGATTTCCAGTGACTTCGCTATTAGCCACGATAACGGATGAAGTTGCATGACTCTCTGCAATGACATCATCAGGAAGACTAGAGCACTGAGCCACAATGCATTCGCCGTGAAGAATAATTTTCTTTTTAATATTGGTGATTTTCTTTTTCATATATTTGCTTATTGTTTGTTGTTGGATGTTTAATTAAGCGATGCCCACAATTTCATGATCTGATAAGTCAATGCCTCCAAGTCGTTCTGCAATAGCCTGTTTAAGATTCTTACACTCTGGAGAGACACTTTCGACATGCCACACTCCAACAGTTTGATTAAGCATCTTCAGGTGAGGAGCATAATCAATGCCTGAGTACAAAGCGGCCATGTCCCAAAGTTCATACTCACTCTTAGTCCACCACTCTTGATCAGGATAGTTTTCGTAAGAGTCAATCTTCTTGCCAAAAGAGAGCATTCTTTCAACTCCGAATTTACGAACAAACTCCATTTTGTGGTCTGCATTGTCCAGAGTATTGTACTGATCAAGAGTGAGTTCATTGCTTGGAGTAACTGCCAACCACTCAGGAACTCTCGTTCCGTTGAGGATGAAGATACTGTTTAGTCCATAACCATCGTAAGCAATGGCTGGACCACCGTCACAGTGAGTCACATTGTCTTCATTGAGGTGAATCACAGTAGGCTTTTGACTCACAACCACTGCCGTCGGCATTGGATAAATCTGCCCAAGCTTATGAGTCGAATGCCAGATAGCATAATTCTCACTCGCTTCTTTGAAGTCAATTCCTACTTCATCTTTGAAGAAGTCGTAGAAGCTCCAAACGTTCGCGTCGAACGATCCGTTGAGATACGGAGTGGTATAAGTCTCAATCTCCATTTTAAGTCCTTTGACAAAGTATTCTTCAACTTTCGCAGGAACATCTTTCACTTCAACACCAGCTTTAAGGAAGTGACAAGCAACCCAAGCTTCTACTGGATTATTAACAATAATAACTGGAGTAGTCTCAGTTTTGAGCAAATTAGTTTGCACTTTGTGAATGATGCTCACAGTTTCATCGTAGTCAAGACGATCAGTGTTAATGCCAATTGCAAGCCACTTTTTAGTGTATTCTGGCATTTTGGCAGTTTGTTCTGGAGTAAGGGATTCAATCATTGTTTTGTTTTGTTGGTTTGTATTTTGTTTTGTTGATGCAATTTTTATTATGTTGAACATTACCATGGAAGAGTTTCCTTGTCAACGTTTTTTCAAAATTCTTCAATCGTATTTAAGATTAATGATTTTTTAATTTTATTAAAAATGATTTTCATTTTGTGGAACTTTATCAGACATTAAAGCTTCAATGATTTTTTCAGCATTCTCGTTAAAGCTGGGGTATTGAAGTTGACTAAATTCTGATCCATGTTTAGCGATTAAAGCTTGCCAATCTGCTAATGCTTCTGGGGAAATTTGCACTTTAGATGGTCGAGCTTCACTAGCTTCTCGAATGATTTGAATCAAAGACTGACACTTGTCGCGAGCAGCAGCAATAATTTCAGCGTTGCGAGGATAAATAGTACTGCGCATGGAGACTCCTCCTTTGTCAGATACTTTTACCAACCACCAACCAGCAGAGAGTCCTTGATAACCCCAAGGATCATTGACTGGCGCGTATTTTTTACCCCGCTTTTTATAAACAATTTCTGCGGACTTATCTTGAATATTAGAATAGGCACTCATGTCCTATATTTTACCACTCATTCAGAAAGAGTCAAGGATTTTCAATCAATTTTTGGGAATTTTTCCCAGAGCTTCTAATATTCCCAGTAGTCGAATGACCATGTTGTTCATCCAAATATTAAAGCCAACATCAATATCAACTTTAACAGTATCTCCATCAATAATTTCAATGATTTTACAATTATACTGATACATTTTATTTTTTAAAGAATTTAAATGGATCAGATGCAAATTTCATTCCAATGTTCACAATGCCAGTAATCACTTCTGGTGAGATGACTCCTATAATGCCATAAGTAACTGCTTTGTAAAGACTAGAAATATCTGTCTGCTCTAAAACAAACCATGCAACACCACTGCTGATAGCAGCAGTGATGATGCGTTTGATTTGATTAGCTATGGTTAAATTAGAGTCGGATGATAATAATCTTGCCAACATTGCTCCAGCCCCAATCAAAGGAACAATCCATCCATGTTCTATGAATTCCTTTAATAATGACTTTTCTGTTTCCATATATATCTTTACAGTATATAACAAAAAATGAGGTTAAATACTAGCATTTTGTTCGTAATATTGTATTAATATTTCAGTTGTAAAGTAATCTTTTACAGAAGAACTCACATTATTTCTTATGGAGTTATGTATAGTTCTTATATAATCTTTTCTAGAGTCCCAAATCTCATAATCTGATAATGGGAATATTGTACTACATACTGTCCTCCACATAGAATCTTTTGTAGATTTTCATGCAGATGCTCGAATTGTATCTATTGAAATGTTGTCAGTCACGTTTCAAGTCCAACCTAAAGCTTCACTAACGACAGGGAACTCTTGTATAAATATATCCTTGATTCCTACGACAATTTCTCTGTGTTCCTTTTGCGTATCTTCCTTTGCTCTCAATTCGATGTAATGAATCCAGCTGCGAAGTGTGCCTGTCATATACATGGTAGTCTGCGTAGTTAATGGCAACACCATTCTAGCGCATTCTTTAGCAACACCAACTTCAATTAATGCGTCATACGCTTTAAGACTACTGCCAAGCGCATTATTGACTAATTCAAGTTTTTCTGGCGATAAATCGACTTTAGCATCACCAACTTGTCTATTGGTTTGGCCTTGCATTCGCCATTGAATATCCTCTAACTTTGTAGCTACACTGTATCTTTGACTGAATTCCTGAAATGCGAAAGATCTATGTCTTAGAATTTGTGCGGCAATAGCTCTACTTGTAGTAATTTCAATAGTAACACTTGCCATTTCAAATGGACTCCAATGTTGATGTTTAATTAGATATTTGAGAAGTCTTGGTGCGGTTTCAGTATTCATCTGATTAGATGGATTACTTACTCTTGCACAGTACGAAACAATATCTTCAGCATTATGCAATCCTTCGACTCTTGGTGAAGTTGCAGCTATTAGTTTAATATTCATATTTTAATTCGTAAGTTTGTTTTATTATATCGCTACAAGTATTATTTTTTAATCTATTAATTGTAGATAAACTTAATGGACAATTATCAGCTAATTTTCTTAAAGAATCAGCAAACCAAATTTCTTCAGTTTTTTTATTTATCAATTGACATTTAAGAGCGTTGGGTGGTATTTTACCTTTCCACCAAGCTAGTTTTAGTAGACGAGGATCTTCTTCTTTCGTCAAGCCTTTATTCCATCTTGGAGTAGCTAGAAAATTTTTCATTCTCTCTGCTTTATGGTTTTCATCTTGTTTTTTTCCAAACATTGGATTTTTTTCGCCTAATCTAGATTCTGACATTTTACGCTTATATTCTTCGCTTCTTTTTTTACCAGTGTTGGATTTTGCAATTTTATCTATATGTTCTTGACTTAACTTTCTTCCTGATTTTAATTCCGATATTTTAAGCTTTGCTTCTTCAGTATGCTTATACCCCGAAGGTCTATCTGATTTCATACAGTTATTAAATCCAAGTGTTCTATCGTAACACTTAGTTTTATCCATCCAAAACTGTTCCCTGTCTAACAAAAATTCAACATCACATTGCTCTAAAATTTCCCAAGTAAAATTATCTTCACCGTATATATCGTAAGATGCTTGAAGATGTCTATTTATATGATTTTTATTTTTTAATTTTTTAAAATGATTATCAATTCTTTTTATTATATTAAATGATGAACCTATATAAATTTTTTCATTTTTTAAACATTTGATTTTATATATCCCGCTTATTTTATCCATATAATTTATTACACATATATTTTATGAATGTGAGACATGATGTCAGCATCTATTAATGAGTGATACTTTATTTTTCATAGTTTAGTCTGTAGAGTTCAAGTTCAGCGCAAACGCGGCTTTTACAATTATTATTTTGCGCAAGAAAAACACTGTGAAAGTGACCGCAAAAATGTTTATCGGGCTGACATAAACGAATTAATTCGGAAATATTTTTTCTCTCTTCGCAGCACTCTGCCCAAAGAGTTGCATCGTCAATTTCCCAGCTACGAATTGGACCTTTAGTAGTTGGACCATTCCAATTTGGAGCGGAGTGAGTGATTAAAACATCACATTTTTGCGCTTTTTCAGGAATTAAAACAAACTCCTCTCCTCTCCACCAGTCTATTCCTTCTTGCCTAACTTTTCGGTCGATGGATATTGCTCCACCCACAAAGAAGAATTTAATTCCTTCGATTTCTCGAAACGAATAATCTTCCAAAAGCTCAAAATTAGATAGTTTAAAATTACCATGAAAAAAATCAGGATTGCTATGATTGCCGCGAATGCTCAAGTATTGAATATTCCTGCTTAAGAATACACTATTTAAATCGTAATACAAATTCAAAGATCTATAATTATCTAAAAATCCTTCTCCACCATCGCCAACATGAAGTATGTAAGAATCGCGCAAGTCAAATTTATTAATAATTTTTAATAATTCACTGTATTGACCATGATTATCGCCAAGAATATAAATGTCCATATTATTTTAATCTAGAAAAGATGAAGTTTTCAATCTAGTGCAACAGTAGCTCATCATGATGATTTGTCAAGAGTATTTGATACTTGATCAGGATGCAAGAGATGATTTTTACTCATCAAAGTTAAAAGAGCATTGTCGATGATCGTCAGACTGAGCAATAATATTTGTGATGTTAATAATTTCTTCAATCATCACAACGTCTTTTGGAAAAGCCTCGCATATTGATGCATAACTTTCAAAAGCTTTTTGACGAATTGAAGTGGAAAAAGCGTTAATTCGATTGCCGCTGTGAATGATTTCGTATCTAGTTTGAGTATTCATGAATAGAAAAGCAGTCCCAAGATGGGACTGCTAAATGTTTTAGTTCTGCAAGTATAGAGAGAATTTCTCAGTTGTCAATTATTTTTTAACAGCAGGAGCAATTCCAGTGTCTTTTGCTTTGCCAATATTAAGTGCAGCAAAATCAATGATTTTATAGAGTTTTGCCCAGCGAGATCCTGGTTTAGGAGTTGGAGTGATTGCAGCCACTGCTGATGCTGCTGTAACAACAGCAGTAACAACTGGAAACCATGGCTGAGCTTTAAAGATTTGAAGAAGAAGGTCCATAATACTATTTATTACACTAATATTTATTCAAAAGTACGAATTCTACTGCGAATTTGTGAAATGTGGCGTTTCTTTCGCAAAACAGCACCTCCTTCTCGACTACCTTCACCGTCAGTATTGCCCTCTATTGTTTGAACATAACCAGAAGAATCCACTCCCGAAATTGCTAATCCAATGTGCGAAAAAGTAAAGATTACAATGTCGCCAGATTGAATGTCATTGTTGTGTGGTTTTTGCAGTTTGATAGAATCATTTTCTTCTCTAGCCCACTTTTCAAAACCCCATGCGCTAGCAGTTGTTGGTCTAGAAAAAGAATATTTAGAGTTTTTCATAGTCTCCCTGAATAACCAACAAATAAATGCGGCACAATTACCAGTTAAAAATGGAGTGCCTTTGCTATCTCTAACAATAATAAGACCCTTGGGCATTGTTACGCAATATAATTCAATTTTTTCATTGTATTCATGAATATTAGATGCTTGGAGCGTTCTAGTTTTTTTATTTCCAAGAGAAATTTCAAAACATGTTTTGCCACTTTTAACTGTTCTACGAGAGCTATTTGGATGCATACCCGCCATAATGCCCATTGCTACAAAAATATCATGATTTTGTTCTCGACACGTACTAATATTTTTTCTTTCATAACATCCATCCCAAAAAGAATATCTCTCTAAAAAGAATTTCATTTGTTCTGAACATAAAGAAAAAACCCATTCCCATTTAAATTCCTTATAATCAGAGAAAATTTCATCAAAGTATTCTGGAATGTGAAATTCAAATGTTGTTAATGGCTTTTTACTATTTCCATAAACTTTTTTAGCTTCATAAAATGAACCATTATGACATTTTAAAACTTCAACTTTACGATCTTTACTAACTTGTATGCGAATTTTTTGTTTATGATTTTCACTTCTTTGATGAAAAGATCCGTCTGCCACAAAAGCTGCAATAAAATCCAAATCTAATTCAGAATACTTTTGATTATATTTTGAAGCTATAAAACAAGATGGGATGCTTACAAATGATTGAATTTCAGACAGCGCGATTAAATCTGGAGAAGAATTTCTTTTATTTTTAGAAGCAAAAAATTCATGATTCTTGTCGCATATAAAATTTAGCCCCCTAGCTTTAACTTGAGAGGCATTATCTGTTGTTTTATGAATATAATCAGTTGGATAGTCAAAAGTAATGTCTAAATTGCTTTGATCTACTTGAGCTATTTTGATTTTTTCTTTTGAAGAAACGATTTTTTTTAAACTGCGCCAGCCATTTTCAGTTAAAATATCAACTGATTCATCAAAACACCAAGGCCAGCTAGCATTTGGACTTAAAGTTGTTGCTGATTTATATTCATTAACTCTTGGACCACAATTTGTTCCGTCAACTTCTTCAACTCCCACTTCTTCTCTTGCAAGCTCTACAAGTTTTTTAGCCAAGGAATTAGTTTTAACAACTGAAACACTCACTGATTCTTTGAGAGCGGGAGTTAGTTTATCAGCAATAGCTTGCCAAGTAGCGGGACCAGCAATTCCATCCACTTCTAAATTTAAAGATGCTTGAACTCTTTTGATTAAAGATTGAATATTCATATTAGACTGTTTCTTCTATCGGTACTTCTGTTAAAACTCTGGAATCTCCTCAATAACAAGGGGAGCTTTAGGAGCATTTTGCATAGCTATCCACTCTCTCAATGGAACAATAGCGTTGATGATTGCTTGATAAGCAATGCCCACTTCTGGAACATCGTAAGCTGCTTGAAACAAAGAATCAGTAGAGATCACTTCCAATCCTGAAGATGGACCAATTTCTTGAATGTCTGGATTATAAGGAAGAGCTTCAATATAAATTCGCCCCGAATTAACTGCTGGAGCATGAATATTAATGTTATAAAGCCACAGATCAAAGAATGATTTTTCTTGAACTGCGGGAATATTTGTTGGGTTTTGTGCTGGAATTGCCATAATTTATTTTATTATTATATTATTGTTTCATTATATTATACACTCATCATTTTAAACGTGTAAAAATATTCATGCATCCTCGTTTTCTTCAGTCTATGATTCACTCTGAAAAATCTTCAGTTCTTGCTGATTGGCAGAGTTATCAAACTAATGTTTTAGCTGCACTTGCGAGCGCAACTTCTTTTGTAGATTTTAACGATCATTTAATTAGAGAATTTAATCGTAGAGTTTATAATTTAAGATTTTTTAGTTTGCTCATTACTCCTTATGATGCTGGCTTTAGACTCGCTGGCCTCACCGTTAATCAGCTGAATTAAATTCTTTAGTTTGTGGAGGTGATGCTCTAGTATATGGTTCGGATAGTCTTGTTTATGACGCGTAAAGTATAACTTTTTAAATTAAATTTAGTCTTTTTTAAATTAATTAATATGATCGAACAATTATTATCAATTTTCTGTGCAACATTAGTTGGATTATCCACTAGTTTAAGTCCAAAATATAGTGGAAATCAGCTTAGTTTTACACCAAAGTACACTATCAAACTAACTGGAACTCCAGTTTGGAATAGCATCAATGATGTTAAAGAAGCAACTAATAATAAAGTAAAAATTATAGGCAACGTAATTGATTTGCAAGGAGGATGTTTAGACGGCTCCAATTTGAAAAAATCATCAAATAGTCAAAATGAATCTAATACTCCAATTAGATTATACCTTTCTAATTATACTTTAAAAAATGGCTATATAGTAAATATTCCTGGAGGAATCGTTGTTCAAGTTCCTAATGTAACAATTGAAAATATATTGTTTACTGGAGTTAGCGAAGATTATATTTCAAATATTAAAGATAAAAGTTATAATTTTAAAATTTTAAATTGTAAATTTTATAACAACTCAAAAGGAGATAAGAGTTGTCAAATTAATGGAGCGGTAGGATTAATCATTAAAGACTGCTATATAACAGGAGGCATCACTGCTATTAGAATAGGTGAGAGTACGTCCAGAAAACATGGCGATGCTAAAGTGGAAAACTGCTTTATTGAAAATGTGCCAACTTTTTTAAATATAGATGGTAAAACTCAAGTATTTGTAAAAAATAATACATTAAAAAATGTAGATAAAAAATACATTATTAGACGAGGATCAGCAGTTCATGAATAAATAAAAAAAGTGCAATCCTTGCGAATTGCACTTTTATAAATAACGGATGCGGAGAGATTCGAACTCTCGGTAGCTCTCGCTACGGCAGATTTCAAGTCTGCTGACTTAGACCGCTCGACCACACATCCTAAAAGTAGACTCAATTGGACTTGAACCAATGACCTTCGCTTTATCAAAGCGATGCTCTAACCAGCTGAGCTATGAGTCTTTGGAGCGGGCAGCGGGAATTGAACCCGCATAGCTAGTTTGGAAAACTAGGACTTTACCACTAAGCTATACCCGCAAAGAGCGATGAGAGAGAGATTCGAACTCTCGGTAGCTTTTAAGGCTACGGCGCTTTAGCAAAGCGCTACTTTAAACCTCTCAGCCATCCCATCTTAAATTAGAACTTAACTCCTACGCCAGCAGATACTCCCCAAGCTTTGTCCTTGTTGTCTGTATCCAGAGCAAAGCTGTAAGAAGTTTCAACGAACAAATCGACTCGCTGAGAGAGAGCCACAGTAACTCCACCACCAAGAGAAGCGCTCCAAAATGCTTGATCAACTTCATAGTCTACTCCTGCTAAACTATAAATTCCAAAGGTTTGGCTAACTGGCACTGTGTAAAGAGCGCTCAAACCAAGTGTAAATGTCTCATCTTCAAGAGCGAGAAGAGATGCTCGTAAGCCTACACTATCGATGCTCAAAGTTTCAATGGAAACTCCGCCACCATAAGTTGCATCAGCATCTTCATTCAAAAGAGATGCTGCAAATGCATTAACTTTCACGCTTGGTTCATAAGCTACAACTTGTGGAAGAGGCGGCTCTCCTGCTTGCAATGCAGAAATAGAGGAAACGAGGGCAAATACGATTGCTTTAATTGTGTTTTTCATATGTGTTGTTGTTTTGTTTTCTTGATAATAACTACTCATTAGTATCAAAAATTATTTAAAATCAAAGTGAGAAAGAACTTCCTTTTCTAAAGAGTAAAGTATTCATCCAGTCTCTTTGAGCTTGAGAGAATTTATCATTCTTCAAAATGAAATTAAGGGTTTTTTGATCTGATTCACTCTCAATGGAGAGATTCATTAGTTTTTTAATGAGATTTTGATCAGATTGTAGAGAGGTGAAATCGCTTGTATCAATCATATTATTATAAAAATTGCAGGCTTAGCAGGATTCGAACCTACAACCCATGGTTTTTGGAGAACCACACTCTGCCAATTGAGCTATAAGCCTGTTATTAAAGTGGCTCCCACAGTAGGATTCGAACCTACAACTTATTCCTTAACAGGGAATCGCTCTGCCGTTGAGCTACATGGGAATGTTTAGATGGTTTTTAGGTTTTGGAAGAGCCATATAGATATATTACTGAATAGGATTGCATTTTTCAAAAATGAATTCCATGATGTTCATATCTATCTTTTTAAAAGACTGCAAACTACAAAGAGTTTTTGGCATTTTGTCAGTGATGTCTGGAAATGATTGATCATATGGAATTTCACTATTATTAATAAATAGATAGCATAAATAATACAAATGAGCATTTGCTCTTTGAGCGTATTTTTTATCACATCCCAGATTCCACCGTTTGACCAATTTAATTGCACGAAATTCGCAATCATGTTCAATAGTTAAAATTTGCCAAAAAGAACTCCAACTATTCATAGAGACTGATTTAGATTTTAAATCACAATAAAAAGAATCATCATGACCATCTCTCCATAAAGGGATTCTATTAACTGCTTGCATCAAATGAGAAAATTCATGAACAAAAGTATCCTCGAAAAGCTCATCTTTTCTAGCCACGACCATTGTGTCTCCATCGCAATATCCCAAACAATTTCCACCATTACGAACATAAAATGTTGGTCGAATGTCTATTTTTTTATTGTGCTTGCGAGCATATTTACAAGCCCAACTATGAAAAACTTTAAAATTAGGAGAAAATTTATTCATTGATTGTGAGTAATGAATAAACTAAAAATCCTAGACAAAATAATAAACTACATAAAAAAAAAGTAAACATAAAAATTGGTGGGTAGAGTAGGATTTGAACCTACGAAAGCAATTACGCTAACAGATTTACAGTCTGCTCCATTTGGCCTCTCTGGCATCTACCCGAAATAAAATATTAAAAAAGTGGGCCTTCGGCAGGACTTGAACCCGCAATATCCTCATTACAAATGAGGCGCTTCACCATTAAGCTACGAAGGCAAATGAGTGGAGAAGTGGGGATTCGAACCCCAGACAAATAGCTTGCAAAGCTACCACTCTACCAGCTGAGTTACATCCCCATGAGATATAGTATTACAATGAGAGATTTTTTCCAGATAAATCTTACAAGCCCATTTTACGCTCTAATAAGCTAAGAAATTTATCGAGAAACTTTGGAAAAGTTTTTTTTCTCCAGTCGCAAAATAAAGAAATTGGTACAACAATAATCGTATAGAAAATGATGTATAAAAATATTAATAGAGTGTTCATGATTTTAAAGAGTGAGAGTAGTTTTGTAATTATAAATTATTAAAGCCAAGTCTATTTTCCGCACTGTATTCTAGTCATCCATTTTTGAATTCCACTATCCCAATATTGATTTACACCGCGAGAATCATTATAGTCTTTGCTTTTTTTATTAGTGATAATTGGGCAGTACTTAGCTTGAATTTTAGAAATGGTAACTCTTCCACCATCAATATAATTTTCTTTTAAGTTTGATGCGGTTCGATTTAAACATTCATTCACAGATGCAAATTTTAATGGTCCCCATTTACCAGAAGATTTATCGCGTTTCATTTGACCGCTCACATTATTATATTTTTGAGCATAAACAGATGATCCATTGCTACTTTCATGACAGCAAATTGCAGTTAAAAATAATGGACAAATTTTATATTTTTTACTGATATCAATAATGTCTTGACCCTTATTACGAAGTTTTCCTTGTAGGATTTTATCCAAGTCTTTCGCAGTTATTGGATAAGGTTTCGTGACATTATAAGAGGATGAAATTTTTTGTTTGTTTGAAGCTTGAACTGGCTTTTTGCTTGATGATTTTTTTAAAAAACTATTATTAACTACTACTGTTGGGTATGACACTGGGTCAGCTGAATATGCAATAGCATCCTTTTCAAGATTAGCTTTGAAATTGCGCAATTTAAATAATGGGTTCGAGCAAGAACAGAGTTCCATCAAGGCTAAATTAGAATAAATAAACAATTTAATTAGTTTCATAGCAATGTAGTTGTGTTGGAAATAGCAATTAGTTATACCTGCAACTAATATAGCAGGACTGAGTCATTATGCAAGCTGAAATTACAAATTATTTGCTGCTAATTGACGAATTTTAAAAATAGCGTGGCACTTGTGTTTTAATTCAACATCCCAAAATACTGGACGATTATAATTTGTAGGATAACTCGTTGGCATGTCAGCATGTTTACGAGTTTCTTTACCCTTCTCTACAATGCCCTCTGAGTAATGAAACAATGGAGTGAAAAAGGTCCAAGAGTCTGCTGCTGAGTGAAAAGCGTAGTCATGAGTCCAATCATCGTTTAATAGTTTGTGATGAAGAGTATCGAACGTGATTGGAATATTGGGAAAGTATTTAAGAAGATTTTTAATGCTCCAAACTCCTTTAGCATTATCGTTGTTTTCAATCACTAGTCGATTGCGAACAGAGTTGGGAAGAGAGTCGTAAACTTTCATCACTCTTTTTGAGATGCCTACTGGATCTCCATCTTGTCGAATGTGAATATTCAATGGATTCTGATAACTTTTAGGCAAGCCAAGTAACTCAAAAATTTCAGCATGTTGCTCTAAATCAAGAATGCTATTTTTAATGCAATTTTCATCCAAAGAACTCAGCGTGATATACTCGCTAGGATGAGCAGAAATTCGTAGATACTGTTTCTGCAATGTTTGCTGAATACTTTCGCACTCTTGCACAATTGAAGGATAATTTGGAAGATCGCTAATTTTTAAATTAACATTTTTATGAGTGAGAACAGGAGCAAGAGATGAGGAGAGTCGATATCCTTGAATGTAGTTTTCTTGGCAATATTTAATTGTGCGATGAGTAATTTTAAAATTGTGCAAAATGCGAGCGCACAATTCATTCATGGATTCATCTTGGGGTTTTTTACAAAACTGAGTGTAAGTCATTGTTTTGAAACGATGACCTTCATCAGAGAGACTTTTTGAGATACAGCAAAGGGATAAGTTCATGCTTTAATATGCCGAGGATTTATGTCTCGTCAACTATTTTTTGAGATTTTTTGGATCTTCAACTTTACGAAAGATTTTATCATAGTTGTCTCTATAAGCTTTTAAGTTTGCACCTTTGCGAAGTTTTGATCCTTTACCTGCTTCTTTATTCATAATAAATTAAATTAAAAAATCTTTCCACTCTTCTCTTTGCGCATTAGCATTTAAAACAAAAGCTGGAATAGGTGGAGCATTCACTTGTTCATTTTTAATGTTAAAAAATGGGAATTGACTTCCTTTTCGATTATTACATTTTGTGCAAGCAAGAGTTCTATTGTTATGATCATCCGCTCCACCAGCACTTCTAGGAATTATATGATCAATTGTCAACTCTGAAAGTTTAAATTTATTTAAACAATACTGACATCTATAATTATAAATTTTTGCTAATTCGCCAAGAGATAGCTTAGTCTTTTTGTATTGGCGAAAAAACTTGTGAGTAACCACAATGATTGTGGGAATTGGCCAAGACTTTTGAGAGCTTCTTAAAACTGGTTGATTCTTAAAAAATGAACCATTTTTAATCCACTGAGAAAAAGTGGAAAATATATTTTGATTAGCATCGACAGCACCCACTCTCTCTTTTAAAATATGTAAAAAAGCTGCGCGAGCAGTGACAGCGCAAACTGGTTGCCATGCGCTATTTAAAAGTAAAGAAACTTTAGCATTTGGATCTACTGCATTCATATAAACAATCAATGGTAACGAATGCTCTCCTCACGGCATGGAGCCATGAGGAGAGCGCAAGTAACTAGCAAAAAGAGATTTTCATTTCTCTTTAATCATTCCCGTGAGGGGAAGGCATTTCGGGAGTTTGCCCCCAAACAAACTCAGAAGAAATTCTATCTTTGCCTTGTGTCACTACTCTCATAATGTATCCATTACACTGATTAGCGCAGCATTTAGCCCACTTGAAAGAATCTTCAAGAGCTTCATTGTAAGATTGAATGAATTCTCCATTTGGAGAAAAGATATAGTATGAACTATTCATTAGTTTTTAGAGCGAGCGAGTAGATGTTTGTGAATTTCAGTTCTGGTTGGTTGGTCTAGAAGGCGACCTTCGTCTTGTGGCAGTTGGCTGATTAATTCATCTGAGTCAACATTCAAAACATAAGCCATGCACTTTACTTTTCGCAAAATGCCAATTTCTTTATATTTTAAAATTGCCCACAAAGCATCAAGCCCAGTAGCATCAATTTCATCAATTCGATTTTTTAATGTCATAGATCTCATTTAATTATTAGAAAGGGAGAGTTCAAAAGTTACTAGTCCAAGTTCATTTTCACAAGATAAGAAGCCATGAATTAAAATGATTTCATCAGAGATGAAATAGGTTTTCTTGATTTCCATCTTGTATTCAATATTGTTAATTAAAACATTATGAAGAACAATATTTGGCAAATATTTATTTAGCAAACAAGTTAATTGTATTGGATAAGATGAGAGTGGATCTAGTTGCGTGAAGTTGAAGCTTGATTCGATGAGTTTAGCAATCATTTTGTGAATATGATGTGTTTTATGTTGTCTATTATGTCAGTTATTTTTATGAGAGAGAGAAGATCTTTGCGATTTTTTCGTTGATAGCCAGTATAGAGAGGAGCGGAACGATGCACGTTGATCAGGGAAGTGTCAACAAGTTTTTCAGAAAGTTTAGCCAAAGATTTTCGATTCACCATGATGAAATCATTTTCTCTCTCAAAACAAATAAAATCAGCTTTGCCATACAGCCATCCATTGCGACCTTGCACATTTTTAAATTCAATCCAGATTAAATCGTCGTTGACTTTATCATCAGCACGATTAATTTTTTTTCTACTTTTAACATCTACAGAAACTTTAACATTTTCGGGAGACTGAATGTAAAAATCTATATGATTCATTTCATCATTAAAAGATGATTTCGTAACTTTAAATCCTCTAGCTTCAGCGCAAAAAGAGAAGGATTTTTCAGCATTCTGACCCATTTCTAAAGCTTTTCCGCTTGAATCAAATTTATTTTTATTCAACATGTTGTTTATACCAGTAAGCGATAATTTTATCGTTGTCAAACTTTACTTTACACGATTTTGCATACTTGTTAATCCAAGAAAGATATTTTTTTAATTTAAATTTGCGGGAAATATCGCTATAAATGTATTCGCATTGAGCATTTTCGGAGAAAAGAAAAGAATAAAATTCATCCAAAGCTTTATTAATCTTTGAGTGTCTAAATGAAATATTCATAACAAAAAGTATTTTTATGTTATCATCTATTTTTTTTAATGAAATAAAAATTTCTTCATTCTCATCGGACACTATTAAATAATTAAAACTCTCGCTTTCTAAATAGTTAATAAAATCAATAATTTTCTTTTTGCGGATGTAGGCTGATGAGATTAAGCAAAAGTCTAGTGGTTTGGAAATTTTACAAAATTCAAATATTTTATTTGTTAAATCCGCATCAAATTGATTTATTAATTTAAAATTCATAATTTATGAGTATCATAGTTACATAGTGTAAATTATAATATGGGAAAAGGTCAAGATAAAATAGCGAGTAGTTTGATGGATTTGCAACCCACTGCTATTGTAGAGTTTTTTTTGCTATATTTCAATACAATTGATAAAGCTGACTCTTTTATTGCATTTCATGGAGGATCAAATTTTAACAAAGAAATAGTTTGGCAAGGAGTACCATATTTACCAGTTCCAGTAGAAACTGAAGGTTTTGAAATTAATGCTAATGGTCAAATGCCCAGACCAAAAATTAGAATTTCTAATAAAGATTATTTCATGACTGATTTATTGATTCGCAATAGCGATTTTCAATATTCAAAAGTTATTAGAAAAAGAACTTTTGTTAAATATCTTGATGATGTTAATTTTGATGGCGGAAATCCTTGGGGAGAAGCTGATGCTTCGGCTCAAATTAGCAACGAGTCTTATATTATTAGTCAAAAAACTACTGAAAATAAAAACTTTGTAGAGTTTGAACTAACTTCACCATTAGATTTAGATAATTTTGAACTTAATAATCGTTTAATTTTATCTCGTTATTGCTCATGGGTATACAGAGGAAAAGGATGCAATTATAAAGGCATACCAATTGAAACTGAAGATGGAACTACTATTACAGGATATATACCTCCAACAAATCGCGATGAACTGTGGAAACTAGGAGATAGTTTTGCATCTGGAGATGGCGCTTATTTGGAAAATCCAAAAATTTTTATTGTTAATGATGCCAAGAAGGAACCTATTAGAACTTACTTTGTTTGCCAAAAAGCTCATAAAGCTACTGATGCAACAAGACCAGATGACAATTCATCATACTGGATAAAAGATGGATGCTCAAAAAAATTAAGCTCTTGCAAAACAAGATTTAATCAAAAATCATACACTGAAATTCCATTGCCAGATGAAGCATTTTATACTCCATACGTTAATTTTTCATCTAAAAGATTAAATCCAACTAATAATATTGCTTATCATTTTACAGGCATTACAGCATCTAGTGAGTATAATGAAAAGGGAAATGAGGAGCTTGAAATTCTTGATAGTTTGCAACGTGCAACTTATGTTGGAGATGATGATTTTGATTCAGCTTGGGTTGC